CCTTAATGTGTGTCTACACAGTTCCCGTAGGCTACACTGCTTACCTTGTTAGTTTAGGTCTTGCTGTACAGAAGAATAAAGACGCTCAAGTGAGACTTTACTCTAGGGAACAAGGGGAAAGTTTTAAGATTAAACACATGGCTGAGGTGTATGAGTCGCAATACAGCTATATGTTTTCTGTCCCCCTTAAGTTTTTAGAGAAGTCGGACTTAGACCTTAGATCGGCGGACGTAGAGAATAACAACACCCGTGTTACAGCCAACTTTGATTTAATCTTAATTAAGAATGACCCAACAGGGAATGTATAATGAACATTAACAAAGGCCAGTTAGCTAACGATGTATTTTCCACTGAGGCTGAAGCCAGAGTAAGAAGTATGGACTTAGGCATGAACGGTAGCACACATGCTCACCCTGATGCACAAGGGCAGGCCCATTATATGCCCGGTGAGAGCCATGAGGCTTATATGGCATACTACGACAAGGAAACTGAAGAGGCACCCTCACAGGACCGCTTAGAGGCTCTCAGAGTAGTTATACAAGAGATTATGAAGGAAGACTTCGCTAAGGCTGAGTATCAAGGCGAGAAAGTCACCTTAAACAAACCTCGTCGTATTAAAGGTGGTAACAAGAAGTTTGAAGTGTTCGTACAAAGCGGAGGAAAGATCAAGCGTGTGGCTTTCGGAGACCCCAACATGGAGATACGGAGGGATGACCCGAAAGCTAGGGCCAACTTCCGTTCAAGACATTCGTGCGACACAAAGAAGGACAAAACAACGGCAGGATACTGGTCCTGTAGAATGTGGGAGGGAGGAACCTCGGTGTCAGAACTTACAAAAACAAACATTGAAGGACAGATACTCAAAGCCGACGAAGAACAGCGTCTCGTTTATGGTTGGGCATCAGTCGTTACCGAAAAAGGCGAACCTGTTATTGATCGCCAAGGAGATATTATTGAACCAGACACACTTGTTAAAGCCGTGAACAACTTCATGGAACATATACGTGTCGGTAAAGAAATGCACAAAGGGGATCAGATTGGGGCGGTTATCCACTCAATGCCTATCACTAAAGAGATTGGTGAATCCCTTGGCATCCAGAGTGACCGAGAAGGTTGGATTGTAGCGTTTAAAGTCTACAATGATGACGTTTGGGCTAGGGTCAAATCTGGTGAACTTGCGGCCTTCTCAATAGGTGGTCGTGCAACCAAGGAATCTTATGATGCCTAATTTACTTAAACAGCTTGAGTTAGAGGAACTGTCCTTGGTTGATCGTCCAGCTAACGCACAAGCAATGGTCTCTCTATATAAGCGGGACAACTCCGAGGGAGAAACTATGGAGAACGAAGTAGAAAAAATGTCTGATGACATGAAAGCAAAGCTGAAGCCTTATATGGACAAAGGTATGTCCGAGGATGAAGCCATGAAAATGTATAACATGGACATGAAAAAAGAATACCAAGGTCCATTGGATGAGGTAGACACCATTAAAGCGGAACTAGACCTAGTTAAAGCAGAGGCTGAACGTCTTAGCAAAGCCCTAGAAGAAGCTGGTTACATCGTTAAGGCAGACGCTATTGAGAAAATGGTTGAGCCTGAGTTTGTGACTTACGGTGACGAACAAATCAACAAAGCTGACATCCCTGCGCCTATTCTTAAGGCACTGGAAGAAGCAGAAGTTGCTAAAGCAGACGCTATCTTGGTTAAGAAAGCAGAAGCAGAACTTCCACACTTCGACCTTGAAGTAGCCAAAGCATTGGTTAGCAAGTTTGAAGCTGAAGAAACAGTAATGCAAGCACTCAAAGCTGCCGATAAGGTATTTGACGAAAGCATGACTGAACTGGGTAAATCTGATGCTGACGGTGAGTTTTCGACTGCCGCTGACAAACTTGACGCACTCGTAAAGTCCTACATGGACACCAACAAAATGAAAAAGAGCGAACATGCTTTGGCTTATGCTGCTGTAGCTAAGACCGATGAAGGCAAGGCTCTAATCACTAAATCCTATAAAGGGGAATAAACATGGCTGTTATGCAATCACGGGACACCCGTACTGTAATCGCAGGGGCAGACCTTTCTGCTGCTCAATTCAAATTCGTCAAACTAGACTCTGCTGCTGAAGCTGTTCTGGCTGGTGACGGTGAAAGTGCCTTTGGTGTATGCCTCGTAGGCGCACTGGAAGATAACGCTGCAACTGTAGTTGTCACAGGTAAGACTATGGTAAAAGCTGGTGGTACTGTTACCGCTGGTGGTGCTGTCGCATCTGATGCCGCTGGTCTGTGTGTAGACGCTGCTTCTACCGACATCGTTATGGGTTATGCAACTGAAGCTGGTGTTACTAGCCAGATCATTGCTATCGAACTCATCCAAGGCGGCAACGCTGCTGCTTAAGTTAGCATAGAATAAGGAATAACTATTATGCCACTATTGACTCCATCACAGGTGCATATCGACACCCCTCTGTCTAACTTGACACTGGCGTATGCACAATCACAAACCAACTTTGTCGCTGACAAGGTATTCCCAACAGTAGGTGTTGCTCGTCAGTCTGACAAGTACTACATCTATGACCGTGCCAACATGAACCGCACTGGTGACGTAAAGAAACTTGCGCCACGTACTGAGGTTAACCGTATCGGCATGACCATTTCCAACAGCAGCTACTTCGCTGATGTATACGGACTTGGAATGGACTTCGATGAGCAGACCATCGCTAACGAAGACGAAGTACTGAACATCCGTTCTGCTGGTGCTGAAACTCTGGCAATGCGCCTGATGATCCACCGCGAAGAGAACTTTGCTACAACATTCTTCAGCACTGGAGTTTGGGGTACTGAGGTCGCTGGTGCAGCTTCTGGTGCAGGTACTCCTGTCTACTGGAACGACTACACCAACTCAACACCTATCACTGACGTAACTGATGCTCGTCGTGCAATGCAACTCAAGTCGGGCGGCTACAAGCCAAACACTATGGTTGTTGGTAAGGTAACACGGGACGAACTCATCAATCACCCAGACATTCTGGCACGTTTGAATGGCGGTTCCACTGTATCTAACCCAGCGTTGATCACAGACGCTAAGTTGGCTGAAATCTTTGAAGTAGAGAACTTCTTCGTCATGGAAGCTGTCAATAACACTGCTGTTGAGGGTGCTGCTGAAAGCAATGCCTTTATCGGTGGTAAACATGCTCTGTTGTGTCACACACCTTCAAGTGCTGGTCTGATGACCCCTGCTGCTGGTATGACATTCGCTTGGAACAACATTCCCGGTGCAAACAACTTGGGTATCACTGTTGAATCCTTCTCGGATGATGCACTGAAGCGTCAGCAAATCGCTGAGCATATCCAAGTTAAAATGTCTTACGACATGAAAGTTGTTGGCGCAGACTTGGGCTACTTCTTTAAAGACATCGTACAATAAATGTACCTTGGTGGGGGGCTTAGGTGTCCCTCACCACTTACACTATATAGGATACCCCGACAATGCACCCTTCATACCTTGGCTGGCAAATAGACTGGCCTGTTTTCGTAAAGAGACCATTTACCTCAGACGGTAAACAGTGGGAAACTCAGGAACATTATAACTGGTTAAATCGTGGCATAGGATCAGATGCTGTAGCTAGTTTGTATGTTCAAGGCTTTATCCACCACAACAGAGAATTAGAGAAACAAGCTAAAGTTGGAGATAGGCTAAGTGAACTAGCTGGCCCACAACTAGACAAGCTGATAGGACTTCTTAACGCAGAAGTAAAAGCTAACACTAACAGTAATACAGAGTACACAGAAAAGAAAGTTAAGCAGTCTAAGATAGATGCTAAACAACGCGCACTACTAAGAAGTTACCTTCGCAACAACAGATGGATCGAAGATAAGTTCTTTGAAATAAGAGACGGTATATTAGAAGACTGAGGAGTAGACGATGGGGTGGACATATGACCCAACAAATCTTGGAACGGCAGATGCAGCCCAACGTCTTAACTCTGTTAGGCTCCTAGTAGGTGATACTGACACTGCTGACCAACAGCTACAAGATGAAGAAGTAACCTTTGGTTTAGGCCAGAATGGTAACTCTATTTATCATACTGCTAGTTGGTCAGCTAGGACTATCGCCTCTAAGTACTCAAGACAGGTAACAACAGCTTTAGACGGTGCTTTAAGTGCTGACTACTCTGACTTAGCTAAACAGTATATGTCACTGGCAGACACCTTAGAGTACCAAGCTAAGACTGCTGGTGGTAACATAGGCATCTACGCTGGTGGTATCTCTAAGACCTCCGTACAGGCTGTGAGAGAGAATACAGATCGTATAAAGCCTTCTTTCCGCAGAGACAGGTTTAAGAACCCACCAAGCTATAATGGTGAAGACTACAACTCATCGTATGACTAAGGTAGGTTAACATGTCGTTTAGACCATATGACTTACTGAACTTAGTTAATAGGTTTGGTGAACCCCTTACACTTAATAAGGTGACTACCTCTGGCACGTATAACCCTGCCAATGGTACTGTCACTGGATCAGCGACTACTGACTACTCCTTTACTGGTTACTTCTACAACTATGATAATGGCATAGCTGGTAACATTGATGAAATACGCAGAGGTACTCGTAAGTGCCTTATTTCCGCTTCTAGCCTAGCTGTAGTGCCAGATGATGAGGATCAGATAACAGGCAATGGAGACACAGTTAATATTCTTTCTGTTGTTACTATCTTCTCTAATGGTATTGCAATATGTTACATCTGTGATGTGAGGGAATAATGGCTAATCTTCCACCAGCTACCCAAGCAACCTTTAAGTCTATAGAAGAGAAGATTAACAAGGCTGCTTCTAGGCAAGTTAAAGCTAAGGCTAAACAGATAGCCGACACTGTTGTAAGACAAGACATATCTCCTGTTTACTCTGGTGCCTATGTAGAGTCTTTTTCCATTAAGCCTAGAGGTGCTGGTGGTGGTAGAATGAAGCTACAGGGTGTTAGAAAGAAGTCTACTAACCCGCAAGCCCACAGAGACTTAGCTAGGGACAACCTGTACGCAGATATAGAAGCCCTTGGCAAAGGTTTAATGGATGGTTTTGTACTTAGGAACAGGTCTAAACATTCCCGTGCAGTAGAAGACGGTTTAGGTAAGACCCCAGCCTATAAAGTATTTGCAAGAGTGAGGTTCCTCCTTGGCTAGTATTCATTCAGACATTAGAGCCGCTTTGGAAAGCAAGTTAGCTAACATAGCTGGCATACCTCCAATAGCCTTCGACAATGTACCCTACGACCCCACAACTGGTACTAGCTTCATTAAGTCTAGCTATATTCCTGTCACACGTGTACCTGCTGTAAGAGGCTTAAACCCTTCTCAGCGTTATGGTGGCATCTACTCAGTCACTGTGTACTGTCCAGAGGGTAATGGCCCAGCAACTGCTGATGGTATCGCTAACACTGTAATAGAGAACTTTGAAGCTGCCACAGACGTATCACTAAACAGCTTTAACGTATCAATAGACTACGCTGAACGACAGCAAGGTTTCTTAGATACACCTTGGTACTACATACCGATTAATATCGGCTGGTACATTTATAACTAATTAGAGGCGTAAGCCTTGCTTACTAGGAGAATAACACATGCCTACCTTCGCACAGGGTTCACGATCTAGCCTAAGCTATGTCACTGAGTCCACATTCGGAACTACCCCTGCTGGTAACTTCCAGAACATCCCATTCACTTCACACGGTCTTAACTTAACTAAAGACTTGGTTGCTGGTACTGATATTCAAGCTGACCGTATGCCTCGCCATGAACGTCACGGTAACAAACAGTCTGCTGGCGATATTGTAGTTGACCTCCGTAAAGGTGACTTCGACCCATTCCTTGAGTCAGTCATGCTTAACACTTTTGTAGACTCAGGCACTAACGACACCCTTGTAGTTGGTACAACACCTAAGTACTTCTCGATTGAAGACTACTCTGCTGACATTGATCAGGCTCGTTTGTTTACAGGTCAAACTGTTTCCACTATGGGTATCTCTATTGCCCCTAACCAGATGGTAACTACTACCTTTGGTATGGTTGGCAAGGGCATGACTATTGGAGCCACAGAGAAGACACAGGACGCAGCAAGCACTAACTCTCCATTCGATGCCTACTCAGGTGACTTAAAGATTGGTAACAATGTAGCTGGCCTTGCATCCTCTGCAATCATTACTCAGATTGACTTTAGTGTGGCTAACTCGTTTGCACCTACATTTGTTGTTGGCTCTGATGAGACCCCAGCACTTGAGGTTGGTCGTGCAGAAATTACTGGTTCGTTCTCAGCATACTTTGACGATGACGCCCTGATTAATCGTTTCCTTAATGAGACAGAGTCAGCTATTGAAGTGTCTGTCAACG